TCTGAAACGTGACGATGCTCTGCAAAAAGCAATCCCTGATTGTAGCTACCTTTACTCCCTTCTATATTAACGGTAATAGAATCAGATCCCGAACGGTATAGTATACCGTCCTTAGCTACTACTCCAAAAGTAATACGGTAATCTGATACATCGGCATCTTCTGCTCTGGGTATGTGGTGATTACGAACCAGATCCCTTATCAGATACCTAGCAGGATCTGTAAAGTTATTAGAACCAGTACCATTATCATCTCCCAAAGCATAAGGCTTTACAAGGAGTTGATTGCCGTTGATATCTGCTGAACCAAATCCACAGATAGGTCCAACACCATACGGCATAGCGATAGCTTCTGCAACTCTTTTAGAGCTGATCTTATCACCGTAGTTGAAATATACTTCGCCTGTTGCTGCCATAGTTAATTCTCTATTTTAATGTTCTTGTTTTCTTTTCGTTTTGTAAGATCTTTGATAGAAGCTCTGATACGTTCCGTACATTCAGTACGGCTACATATAAAAGGGGTTATAACCTCCAGCTTCCTACCTTGACGAGCTTGTTCTCTTTTTACATCTTGAATAGCATCCTGTAAGTCGATAGTTGTCTTTCGAAGGTTTTCGTTTTCCTTTTTAAGTTCATCCCGATCCTGTCGTAGATGATTCCTATCTTCCTTGAGCTCAAGTATGTAAGCTTTCTGTTCTTCCCTATCTTTCTTGACATCCTCTACCATCTCTTGATATACATCCTGGACAGCTTTGGTTGCCTCATTCTCAGCAGACCTAGCTTCTCCCCGGGCCTGCATTCTAGCATATTTGATAGTGAAGAGGCTGCCTATTCCGCAGCCTCCCAACATCAAACCTAGAATCTCACTGATTGTTACGATGTCTATTTCCATATTTGGTATTCCTTTAAGACAGTACTAATATCCACTCAGTGTTATCTCCAGTAGTGATCTGGAAAGAATCTCCCTCGATAGGAGTACCATCAGCATTGAACTCTAGAGTTTCAGGTGTTACAACTACAGCCGAGGGATCAGTTACACTAAATACAGCCTCGATGTCATTGCCATCGGTATCCTTAGCAACTGAACCGTTTACCATAGCTATGAACTCGTAGTCTCCAAGCTCATTAGCTAAGAAAGTATCTCCATCGTTATAAAGATCCCCAGTAGACTTAAGTTTTATCTTAAGTACATCTGAAGGTTTATTCGAAGTGATATTTAACTTAGTCGTTGCCTGGCCATTGTTTATCAGAGCTGTAGAAGGTGTACAGGTTAATCCTATTACAGAATCGTAATCCTTCACCTCTACTGAACAACTCCAGTTATGAACTGTACCAGAAGGATCAGTGTATTTTACCTGGAAAGTTATTTTCTTAACCTCGGTTTCAGTATATATTTCCCCAGCTCGATATAACTTGCCATCAGAAGCAGTTATTTCAGCACCGGGTATATCTATACTAACGTTAGTACCGTCCTCGTTGATAAAGCCTGTGATCTTATAGTGAGCTTCTAAGTTCTCTTCTGACAACTGGTATATGGCATTAGCGGTATTACCTCCTGTCCAGCCAGCTTCATTATCAGGTACTATCATCACTCCAGAAGGTATTCTTTCTGAAGACCTGTTGTCAGTTACCTGCCAGGTAGCTTTACTAGAAGGATAAGCTTTAGCCCATACCGTATAGATACCAGATTGAGAAGAAGTTATACGTAGAGAGTTATTTGTACTCTGTGTGATAGAATAACCGGTACCTGATTTGGTCTGACCCTTAGTTAACTCGACCTGAGTACCATCTGGTAACTCTACTACCATAGTTAAGCCTTGACTTACTAACTGGCTTGCTGCTGTAGATTGAGGAATTGCCTTGATCTCTGCCCAAGTATCAGCTTGACCGTTCTCTATAACTGAAGGATCTTTCTCCCGGGACTCTATGGATGTTAAGAATCTTATCGTTCCAGAAGTTACGATCAGGACGGCATTTTCGTTACCTACGGCATCTTCTATAGGTACAAAAGTATAGGTATCAAAACCTAAGGGAGTTATACAAGCTCCGTTCTTGTACTTAGTAGAAGGATTACCTTGAATATAACAGTACAGCTTTGTATCGGACACTTCATCATCGTTACAGGTAACCTTAACCAGGAACCTAAGGGATGATACCGAAGTACCTGATAGAACCAAGTTATTTGTGTAATCTCCATCAGGTACATAAGCTCGTTTAGTATAATCATACCTAGCCTTAGCCAAAGTTACAATGTAATGTTTAGAGAATCCCCTGACCTCACATGTTACCTGTGTAGAAGTATGACCAATCATTATGAAGGTATACTTGCCAGGTTTACTAAACTTCCATTCGGTTACATACCCAGACGTAGGAGCTTTTACTTCTCCAGTTTCTAAGCACATAACCTTAGTAGCTGTCCTTTCGTTATCGATTGTGTAGAAAGAAGTTACTCTAACCGTTACTTCCCTATCTGTATTAGACAGTTGGTAGACTGACTTTTCTACAGTCATCGTGTAAGTTTTAGACACTACCTCTTCGGCTTTAACTTTTAACTGAACAGTCTTATCAGCTTCCTTAGATACTGGACCATCAAAGGTAAAGTTGTAAACATCCTCAGTACCTAAAACAGAAGAGATAGTGAACTCATACATACTTGTACGAGTGATAGCAGTACCAGAGTTAAGATTACTGGTAAACTCCAGGCCTTCTATTATTTCCTGAGTAGTTTTATAAGAGGTATTAACCAAGTAAACCCTAACCTTAAGCAACTGGCCAGTAGCCAAAGTTTGTGTACCAGAAGGAGTAACCCAAGCACCATTCTCATAAATCTCTAGAACGAGCTTGTAGGTATCTGTAACCTCCTTGCCATTAACCTTAACTATAGCGTTAACATTGTAAGGTACAAAGCGATCTATGAAAGCCTTGATTGCCATGGAAGCAGATTCTGAAGCTGTACCGAAATCACCTGTGATTGTAAAGGTAACGTCGATACATTGCTTCATTCTATAATACTCATCTAACCTGATATAGGAATCATCGAAGTTGTCAGAGTCAAAATATGGAGCTATGTTTTCCTTAGAAGTTATAGGATCTTTCTCCCAGCCGAAATCTTCGGACTCTATACTCCCCAACTGAAGTAGGTTGGTACTGTTAGAGTAGATCCTGAACATCAATTCGAAGAACTTTTCAGTTCCTCGGATCTTCATAAGCTCATTGCTGTATTTTATCAGATCTCTCTGCTGGGCCTCTGTAAGTTGAAAAGGCTTTACCGAAGGTTTCTGAGCAAAAGGTATTTGACCAAGCAATTCCCAAACCCAAGCCAGGTACTCTTTTGAGGTATTCTCCAGATCATAAATGTCTAGAGTATCATCAATAACTGACTTTATATTATCTGTGAAGTAATCTCCACAAATTTCTAGGAAACGCTCTAATATACCTTTACCGTTAACCTTGTAGGTATCTTTGTCCTTATAATACCACGGCAGGAAATCTATTAGATGCCTGATGTCAATCATACTGTTTCGTGTATATCTAGGGTTAACAGTTTCGGATCATCGAATACTACCTGATTGTAGCCAGGCTCTTCGTAATCGTGGTTCGGTTCTGATATTGTTATTTCGTATTTGTAGCCTTGAGCATAGGTACCTTGGATGGTAAGTGAAAAGTTGAAACCGTTGATAGTATCATCTACAGTTACATTACCCTCCAGACCTATAGTCCGCCCGAGAAGTTCAAATCGGTTTTCTGCAGAATAGATAGAGAAGGTGTTTGGACTATCGAAAGAGATGATATATTTCATTGACCCTGTTGCCTTGTTGATAGCAGTCAGAGTCATGTCTAACTGTCTATCTCCGTATATCATCTTAGGCCAAGGTGATACATAAAACTTCTTGATGTACAGATAGTCTACCTCGGGAAGGTTATCGATGAGGGCATAGATATCCGAGATACGTACCTTACCACCGATCTGAGCTTTCGCCGAAGAATAAGCTTCATATAAAGCCCTGAGAATTGAGGATTGGATTTCATCTTTATGGAAAGAGGGTTTACCAGTTACTTCTATACCAAGGTTTATCCGGGCAATGCCAGCAGAGAATACGGACAGCCACGTAGTAAGAGGTGCGTGTTGCTCCAAGTAACCCTTTACATTTGCAATTAAAGCACTAGAAGCACTACCACCACCTACAGGAGAAATGTAGAGATCTATCTTACGACCACAGATGTAATCTATAGCTGCTTCTTTAACTCCAGGTACCAGACGAGCACAATCGATAAAATCCTGTTTAGTAACAGCTATGGCCATAGTCCTTGCGTGAAGTGGTATGTGCTTTCTAAGGAGTTCGATATCCTCGTAGTTCAGACCATCTCCTGAGGCATACGGGTTATTACAAGTAACCCCAGGGATTACCGATTGTAATTCCTGAGGAGCCCTAGTTATAGAGTTGGTGTATACATTACCCGCCTCACCAGCAGTGATATAGAAGGTGATTTTTACCTTAGCACCCACAGGAGGTTTAGCTCCGAACTTACCATCTCCGAAGATAAGGTTGGGTACATCAGACTCGTCTACCACTAACATAAAGTGTTTGGCGGTAGGTTTAGAGTAAGCAAATGTATTTACCTGAGTCCACTTATCTGAACCTATAGTTAAGCTTACAGAGTTGTGTTCTATAAGCTTACCACCAAGGCCTGAAGAATCAAGTACCAGTACCTGATCTTGAGAAGTAATGGTGGTATCATTCAATACGGAGTTATTGTATACCTCATGCTGAATAAGAGGTACAGTGCAAGATAGGGTGTTCTTTCCCCAGACAACATCCCAAGCAGATTCCCAGTGATTACCCTTAGAATCTATGAAAGTAGTTCCCTTAGAGATTTTAATTTCAGCTCCAGAGTTTACTCCGTCTAGTTCTCGGGTTAAGATTACATCTACAGTAGCAGCATTAGCTCCGTGAGCGTGATAATCTACCAGAAGACCTAGCTGAGTTACTGAGCTGTATCGTCTTGCAGTTGTGATGAAGCACTCCCTTGCCATATTATCTATGTAGTAGTGGAGTGTCTCAGCGATAGCAGCAAACAGTGATAAGATGATCACCAGGATATTTCCCTCGGATATATCCGTTATCAAAGGCTGCCCATTGGTGTCCTCGAGTTTTTGGAGGGCATCCAGTAGATCGTTCTTTATGTCCTGAAACGACCTACGTAAGGGATTAGTCCATTTATTTGTCAGTGCCATTTTAGGAGATATTATTAGTTGATGAATCGTAGGTTAAAGTCATATAGGAGGTCCTACCAAGACCTACTAGAGCATATTCCATGGTGATGTAGAGTTTACTATAGTAACGTTCTGTAGTTACTTTCTTGATAGTAATCCTTGGTTCGTATTGTCCGATAGCTTGCTTCAGAAATTCTCGGATCATAAAACCGAGAGCTTGAGAATTAGGCTCTTCTAGACATTCCCAGAGTCTAGTACCAAACTCTTCCTGACGGAATCGTTGGCCTACAAGATATTCTACCAGAGCTCGAAGATTATTCTCGATTAAGGCAGGATCACCTTGAGCAGGATACCAACCTTTTTTGCCCTGATCATTTTCTGATATTTTTATAGGAAACAAAGCTCCTACACCTATCAGTTCTATGTTTGAATTGTAGTCTGCCATAATCAGTGTAAGAATGATTCGTCCTCGTAATCCTTTTTATTAAATTGTGAAATTGGTTTCGTTACCTGGGTAACCGTAGGAGCTGTAGTATCAGAACCTGTAGTTACCCCTTGGTGAGTATGAGTGTTGAAGGCAGTACGTAAAGCATTTACCTCATTTACTAGCTGATTTAGTTTCTGAGTTAGCTCTGAGATATTGATAACACCGCCGTTCTCTCCGTGATGTATCTCAGTACTTTCTGCGTTTAACATAATCCTTCTAGCAGATATCACTATCCCGGGACCGTCAGCACTTATAGCTAATTGGGTCTTAGCTCCTATATAAATCTCACCAGTACGGTCATTAACCAAGATCTTGGTACCTTTGGGAGTTACTAAACCGCAGACATCTGGATCATTAAGATCAAGGGGTTTTTGATCTTCTCCCCAGGAATGCCATTCCCACAGTGGTTTAGCTGGATTACCATCTTCAAAAGTAATATATACAAAATCATGTTCTTTAGGTAATGGATGAAGTCTAAAACCACAATTGTGAGAACCATGATTACCTCGGGGAAGTGCCCAGTCTATTACGTTCAATTGTGGAATATATACCTTAAGTCGGTCTATATTCATCTCATCATCTATATCGAGTACAACTCCTCTGTATATAGAATAAAATCTTCCCAAAGCGTCAAATCCAGAGTCTACCATCTGACTTATCAGACCATCTTCTTTTGCCATAGTTATTTCCTCCTTTTATTTCTTAAATAAGTTTGTACACACCTATCGTAGTTTGATGAAGTGTACCTCCTATCTGGTTTAACCTTAACAGGAAGAGTAGAACCTTTTCGCTCTACTATAGGTTGACCCTTTTCATTAGTTCCTGAAATTACTGCGTAAGGATTATTAGTACCAGCTGCCCTCTGCCTCATTTTGTGAGAAGCTATACGATGTAGTTCAGAAGATATTATCTTGCTAGCCTCTGCATCAGATCTAGCAGTAGAAGCTCTAGCCTGTACATAAGCTGATTCTGCAGAGGTCAAATCCTCATTTAGAGCATCCTGGTAAGTGTACTCATGATTACCCTTTACTACATTAGCTTGCGGTTGTGTACCTGTTCTAGTAGTACCCTTACCTCTCGAAGTAGCCTTACCTCTAGAAGTAGCTTGTGGGTTAGCAGTATCATTATCAACAGTATAAGCCTGAGTATGTACCTCTGAGTTCTTACTCTTCATACCGTTCTTGGGTAACTGTTTACTTAGTTGAATATCACAGATATACCCCTGTCCAGGTTCAAGGCTGTGAGATATAGAAGTGATATACCAAACACCGCTGTGTTTCTTGCCTACGTTAAGGATATTTACCTGCTGCATACATTCTAGTATAGGATTACCTACCACTCTTATCTCAGCCTGCAATCTCTTTTCTTTTGCACCTCTACCAAGGTTAGACATAGCATTCCGAATCTGAGATGCTGCATTACCCATTCTGGGTCTGTGATATTTAGAGCCAGCATACCTATCACTAACATCCATCAACAACCTATCGGCAGTTACTTGGTTAGTACTAGTGCCGTAACCATAATAACCAAAACTAACAACTCCCTTGAACTGTTGAGATGCTAGTGAATTACCTATAGTAGGATAAGCCTGACCTATATTATGCCATTCTACGTTGAGTAGCTTTGGATTACTTATAAGCAGTTCTGGGTGAGACTTTACAAATTCGTTAATGGCTTCCTGAGCCGCTTTTTGTTTAGCTTTTTCTAAAGCCTCCCGAGCAAATTCCCCATCACCTGAAGCTGCAGCATAGTTGGGTACCATCACATGCTTAGTATATATTTTCCTCTCAAAGTGAGAGTAATGAGCAGGTAAGTCTTTAGTATTTACCTTCACTTTTCTGAACTCCTCTATAGCTTCCTGGTAAGCGGCTTTCACATGTGGGTTATTTGGATCTCGGTAATATCGTAAGGAGCTCTCATAATTGTTCCACGAAGTAAGGGCTCTTGGATTAGTTTTAATAACATAATCAAACATAGCAGGATGATTACTATCCTCAAAAGCTTGATCACGTAACTTATTTAAGTTACGAACCCTTTCTGCAGGGCTTTGACTCATGTATTCTTTGGGCATCTGGCCCATTCTTTGACGCCTCTGCTTAGAGAATTCTGCGTATGAATTTAGAGCTTCTAGTCTAGCTAATTCTCGTTCCATCAGAGAAGCAGGCCTATCCCTATAAGTTTTTTTGATACGTTCCAAGTCCCCCTTTTTGACATGAGGATATCTTGGGTCTACGCCTGGAGTTGGTAAAAGCGATTCAATTTGAGGAGGTTGACTATTGAACTCCATCATCTGGTTTTGTTGATGAATGATGGTTTTTGTCAGAGCATTCAAAGCTGAAGCTATTCCGGCCATTGGCTTAAATACCTCTACAGTTTTAAATGAGGCATATAATAATTCACCGTTCTCTGATTGGTAGATGTAAGTATAAACTGACTCTTGGGACATTTTCCGATTATGTATATACACGGCACCATCCCTCGAATCTATATACCAAGGACCATTCCTAAAGGTAGACATCTTCTTCTTAAGCTGTACCAAGACATTATTACCTGCTCCACCCACGGTACTGTTCATCACAGAAATTAGCTCCTCGTCAGTCATCTTAATCTCACCAACGCCCGAAAACCGGTTAGCATAGAGTATGGTACTCTTTGCCACCGGTTCTCTGCTAAGTGTAGCAGGTTGCATAGCTTCATACACTGGGTTTGATATAAGTTTAGGTTCCATATTATTCGAACATTTCAATTATTACACTACGATCTTGACCAAGGCCATTATCAAGGAAATCTATGATAGACTGAGAATCATCTCCGGTAGCTCTATAAGGTATATCTTGACGAAGGTTGGAAACAGCGTCCTTTACAGAGAGAGTAACATGAGTACCTTGATCATCAAATACTACATCCCTCTGTTTTATCTCCAAAGAATGTACCTTACTAGATAGAGAAGATCCATTTGGATAAATATAACCCCATTGTACATTTAGAGTTTTACCCTCCTGGATATCTTCTATATCTACAGTATCTGGATCACCAGTATCTAGTACTATTCTACCAACATCATCTTCGCCCTCTCCCAGTTTAACCTCAAAAGAAGTCATATAAGCCCCAAGAGGTATACCCGTTATAGAATTAAGTACAGGATCACCCTCCTCAGTAAAAAGAGCTATGTAGGGTGTACCAGTACCTTCTACAAGGACAGAAGGTGAAGAGTCTTTTCTAACCGTAGTACCCGTAGTACTTTGATTAGTAGTACTTTGATCGGGCTTAATTTTAACAGTAGCCATATTACATTGGTATCATTAAGTTACGACCTTTCTCTATATCAAAAGGATCTACTATACCGTTTAGGGTGGCAATATCACCCCACCTACCAGAGTCACCAAAGTACTTGAAGGATATATTCTGTAAGGTTTCTCCCTCAAGTACTGTATGTATTACTTCTGAAGCCCTTAGAGTATTCTCTTTTGTATCTCTTTCTAGAGAGTACTCTCCATCTGGATAACTTAACCTATAAGCATCCTGGGTATTATATGGTGAAGTTCTTGATTCCATAATTTAAGTTGTTGGGGTTTCTGTACGTTCTTTACCAAAACCATTAGTCTTATTCAGCCAGTTCTGAGGTATGATGTCTTCATAGGTAAGATTATGACTACTTACTCTACGGAAGATCAACTCCTGAGTAGCTGTAGCAGGGTACATAGCAGGATCTTCATACCCTGCCGGACGAGTATACTTCTTAGCTTCTTTATTCCAGATCTTAGCATCTGCCCTCCAATTAGCTAACTTGTATGTAGCTGCTGTTAGTATAAAAAGCTGATCCTTGAACAGATCTGACCTACCCCATTGGATCTTCAATATGGGAGGACCTGCTATGTAACCATTAGCTTTAGACCAAGCTTCCAGCAAACGACATTTAGATACTACTTCTTGAGGATTAGCTTTGTCGTTGCAGTACCAAGAAATATTCATCTGGATCATACTCTCTGAACCCGTGAAATGATACATGGGAGTATTACGTCCCATGGAGTTAATCACAGCCCAAGCACTCTCATTCTGGAATTCCAATTCTTTGGGTACCGTCTGTAATACTAGAAACTGAACGGGAGATACCAGCATGTTGTAAATGATAATATCATTACCGCCTTCTCTAGCAGCTTCTCTACCAAAAGCCCTGTCGAAGTTATGAGGTTCAGTACCTTGCTCCTTTGAAAATTGTACTTCCATCAGAGCCCTTTTATTCCTGGCCTCTTTTTCCTTTTGATTGATACCGGCATCAAAACCTCCCTTATAAATGTAAAAGTTAGATCTAGCATCATGATCCTTTGATTGGTGCTTGTGCCAATCAATGGCCATACCCTTATTAGGGTTTACCTTAGAATCTATGTTCTTAGGACCATGTCTAGTGATACGGTCCAATAATATCTTAGCTCTCCAGAGTTTATTAGCCTCTGAGGTCAATACAGTAGAGACAGTTTCGTTAGAAGTAAAGTCATTCACCATAGAAAGACCTTCACCAACTTTCCTACGGCCTTTTACCATAGGATTACCTGTACTCTTACTTGAGTCGAATGAAGTTATTCTTGCCATGTCTTAATCTCCCAGTGAATAATCTACGTAATCTCCGCCAAAATCTACATTCAAGCTATCTCCATCGCCGAACGTACCGGCAGCATTACCGTTAATATCTATAGCTATCTTAGAAGCAGATCCCTCACGTATAGCTTTAATCATCTCAGCTCTCTGGGCAGCTTCTCTTGCAGCTATATCTTCTTGAGTTTGTTTATCATCACTACTGCCAACGAGCCAATCCCAGATCATAGGTACAAAGGTTAAAGCTGCAGATATACCTAATCCCCAAGGACCACCGGTAATACCTAATATACCTCTACCTATAGCAGTAGCTACTCGAGCAGTACCAGTACCTATAGACCTACCAAGTACACTTGTGAGAATCCTGGTCAAACCGCTAGAAGCACCCTTATTGATAGCTGTAGCTGCGCCTCCTCTGGTAACTCCACCGGATAAACCGATACCACCACCAAAATACATCCTCATATATCTCTCAGCTACGGCAGGATCTACAGGAGTCCAACCTTGACCCTTTTTACCAGCCCTAAAGAAAGCAGGTGCACCTTTATACATACCTATTCTTACCTTAGAACCTACGAAAGGAGAAATCCTACCACCACCGTTTTGAAGTATAGCCATTTGAGCCATTAACATATACTGAGCTCTTAGCTCAGCAGTTAAGCCTCTAGCCTGAACCCTTGCAGCACCTAATCCACGGGTTAAGCCTCCACTAGCTGAAGCTGAAGTGGCTAAGCCTCCAGTTAAAAACTTAACGTGTAAGGATAACATCCTAAACCCGTTAATAATTAAACCAGTTACAGTACTAATCAATACAAAACCAGATATAAAGGAACCCCACGGACTCTGTATAAAATTTGTAGCTTGTACTATTATCCAAGAAATACTCTTGAGAATAGGTACTATGTAAGGTCCTAAGTTTTTACCGAAGTTATTTTGAAAGTTAACCCAGGCAGCACTCAGGTTCTTTATAGAACCTTCCATACCCTCCATAACCTCCTTCATGGTAGAAGTAGTCCAACCTGCAGAGTTATGAATCTTATTTAAGATCTGGGCATATTGACTATTGCTACTAAGAGCATCTCCTAATAATACATCGAAAGCTCGAGTTCCTCGAGTGCCGAAAAGGTTCCTATAGATATCTGTCTTGTCTATATTATTTAACCCCTTAATTCTTTCAGCTATCTTCTTCAAGATAGCATCTATCTTAAGTAGATTACCTTCTGAATCCGTAAGATCTTCTCTAGATAAGCCGAGCTGTTTCAGAGCTTTACTAGCTCCAGCATGACCACCAGATATACCTCTAATCATCTGAACTAAGCCCTGGCCAGTATTAGTACCAGCCATAGAACCTTGTATACCGCGATTACCAAGTACACCAGCAATAGTTACTACTTCCTCTAGCTCTATGCCTACCTGACGAGCATTAGCACCCATATATTTTATGGTTTGGGCTAAGTCATTTAGACCCATATTAGCAGAAGTAGTACCTACACCTATAATATCAGCTACCTTCTGAGCTTCATCAGCAGTTTTTCCAAAAGTAGCCATTATGTTAGTCATAAGGTCAGCTGTACCACCCTTACCACCAAGAGACTGATCGAATATATAAGCTAAGTCAGCAGCCGGTTTTAGAGCTCCTTTAATCTGATCAAAGCCCATACCTGCCATAGCCATAAACCTTTCACCAGAGGTAATATCAGAGAGATCCAAAGGGTTTTTAAGGTTTATATCCTCAGCAAGCTCCATCAATTCTTTTTGGTGATTGATACCATCTCCGATCATCTTATTAGTAACTATGACACTCTTCTGAAGGTTGGCCGATAACTCAAAAGCTTTATACATAGTTCTGATCGCTCCGAGCTGAGTATTCATAGAAGACTCAAAACCTCTTGAGATACCCGAAGAATAATTTTGGATATCTCTCATCATATTACTCCAACTAGATACGACATTCCCGGCAGGCCCAGAAAATCTATCTTGTAGAGTCATAGATATACCTATGTCCACTACGGGATTATTACTACCTCCAAACAACATATTAGGATTTCTTTGAATTCTTTCTTAAGTGTTCGTAATAGGAATCTGCTAGATACTTGTAACGTTCTCTAACTCTCAACGGAAGACGCAAAAAGCAGAAATAGTCACCTACAACTATTTCTGCCCTTGTTATATGTACCATTTGATCTACTAGAGGTACAGGCGTTCCAATTAAATAACTTGGTAGGTCAAGCTCTTCAAATTGCTTCTTCCTTGCCTGTAATTGCTCTGGGGTAAGATCTTCAAGTTCTTCGTTTACGCTTCCGTTAGAAAGAAAAAATGGGGAGCCGAGAAAATAGGATATTGAGTCTTAGCTCCGGTACGGGGATGTTCTATCTCTACCATACCAGAGTAGAAAGGATCAATATGGTTAATAGAAGATCTGATCTCGGCCAGTTCTCTAACAGTAAAGAGATTGAATGCCTCTACTCTCTCCCAGCGACCGTTAACCTCGAGATGCAGGTTACGGGCCAAGAGCTCAGCATTACGAGTGTTCTTCTCTTCAGGAAGCATAGCAGCAAACCGTTCGGTTTCTCCGGTAGCCAAGTCAAACTTAACCCTCTTGCCTGAAGTAAGGTTGAGTTCGTAGTCCTTGAAGTTTAACTTCTGAAGCAGCTCCCGGTCTTGGTATACTGGTACTGCCTCTGGCTTAGCGTTAACTTCTTCCTCTGAGATGTCCTCATAGTTCCTAAGTACCAGCTCAGTAAGGTCCTGCTCGTACTGTACAGGAACTTGATCACCTGGCCATACATAGGAGAAAGGAACTCTTTCCCCGAGAGAGAAGATACGGGAATGGATAAGGATTGCATAACGGTCCCTAAGAGGGAGTGCAAGTGCCTCCTGAGGAGTGAGCTTACCAGACTCAGTTGCCGTAGTAGAAACTACAATAGCAGCGATGAAATTCGTAACGTTCATAAAGTCACGAGCAGCAGCCTGATTAGAGATGATCTCCTCGTCTGCACCATTTTCTTCTCTGATTACATACTTGTAACCAGAAGGAGCGATAAACTCCATTGTGTTGAATTCGTTCATTGTTCTTCTTGTTTTTGTTTGTTATGGTTTTAGTTGTTATAGCCTTATTAACAAGCACAAGGGGCAGAACCCTCAAGATACCTCAAGGATCCCGCCCCAATCACCAACAAGGTTAGTACTTGTCTGAAGTACCGACTGAGAATTCGATTTTCTCTATCGTGTTCTCTGAAGCCATTCGGTCGAAATCCAATCCGTCGATCTTAGTAGGCCATACCTCAGTAAAGATATGAGTATTAAGGACAGTTTTACCATCCTCAGCTAACTCTGATACTGAGATAGTTTCCCAATAATCTGACGGTACCAGACCTCCACCTATGATATGGTCCTGACAACTGAATAGCCAGTCCCATACCCAAGTATCAGAGCCCGAAGTAGTAAGCAGTTTCTCGATGATGAGATTGCCCACTGATACTCGGCCTGCAGTCTTTACGTCTCGGTTAACGTCTCCGTGAGATACCTGGTCAATAGATACGTCTGGCAGAGTACATTTCTGGCAGAGATATGGATTGATCGGGTGCTTGACGAAGTTTACACTCCAAAGGAATTTCTTCCGGGGATTTTTAACTTTTGCGCCCATATTCTAGAGAGTTTTATGTTACTTACGAATTGTCTACTACGTCGATAGAAATAGACTTACTAGCCTTTTCTATTACGACATCCAGCGTGATATCCTGCAAGGCAACGATATCCTTGAAGGAGAATACTACATGGTAGTGGCCCTGACGGCACTCAGCCTCAGTATTAACCTTGAGATCATCCCAAGAGTTAGCATCCTGGTCACCGTTCCATACAGGATCAGTCATAGCTTCGGCATCTACCCAAGCATCGATGTAAGGACGAACTCGAAGATAGATATCATGCCAGGTTCCCCAGATGTTGGGCTCCTCAATGAAGGACTCGAGGATAGGTCTGAGAGTCTTCTTGATGTTCAGGACCAAGCCAGTATTACCTATAAAGCGGAAGGAATCCTGCTTAACCTGGTCTGTGAAGTTATGCCAGAGAACTGTTCTCTTACCGAAGCTTGGGGTATCCCGTATAACGAATATGTTGATACATGCCTGAGCCAACTTCTCGAGAGAAGATATTCTACCTGGGCTACCATAGTTCGGAGATACAGGTCCCTGAGCATCAGTAGCGATTCCTCGGTTAAGGCCGGCAAAGGATTTGTCATAGCCATAGTTAGTGGCTGAAGCATCTGCCAGACCCAGGACAGTACCACCCACATCAGATCCCTGAGGAATACCGTAGATGTTGTTGTATATCAGGCCACCTGCATAGTAGGAAACCCACTTAGAGTGACCGATAGTACTTGCACAGGTCTGCTTCCAATCGATGATCTGATCATCGGTAAGAGGTGTAACGCCATCGGTATAGAACTTAGGTACCTCGATAAAGAAGCGGAACTCCTTGAGTTCTTCGCACATATCTTTTATTACCTTGTACAACTGGATAGCGTCAGCTCCCAGATGTGACGAAGCATGAGAAGCCAGGATGTTGTAAGCATCGGTGTAATCCCTGATGTACTCGGCAGCAGCTTTCCACTCTGCTAACTCCGGATCACTACCAGCAGAACCAATACTACCACTAAGAGAGGCAGTTGGTGTTACTGTGATCTCTTCTTTAGTACCGTCTGTCTCAGCCAACCACTGAAGGAACTTCTCGATAGATTTGAGATCATCTACCTCTGTATCGATTGAAGCCTTAAAGTAAGGATTAGTGTTAATCCAAGTACTGAGAGCCAGATAATCTATAGAGGTGAGATTATTGGCATCAGCAGAGAGATATGTGAATACTGGGCCAGACTCAATAGTAGAGCCATTCTCATCGATTACTTCGTAGTACAGAGTGTTACCTGCCTTAGTAGTCTTTACAGTGAAAGTACTACCTGTGCCAATGGGATCTCCATAACCACGAGTAACCAACTTAAGTGATGCTTCGCGATTACCTATCGTCACTTTGAATAGGTTGCCGACAGCACCTTGTGTAGCACCAGAACCCATAACACGAATAATTCGGAGCTTAGAACCTCCGATCAGAGCCCTTTCGATATTTGAAACCGAACCATCCGGAACGATCTCACTACCGTAAGTTCTCTGGAACTGGGATATCGAGGTGATCAGAGCAGAGGGGTTCTTGGGTTCTCCCTTTGTCGTCCGAGCCAACACGATCGATATGCCCTGCAACGGTGAACTTTCCTCAACATTGTTGTTGATGAAGTTGAATTTTACTTGCGGTGTACTAGGCATATTATTTGTTTTTAATGTTTATAATGAATTCCGATTTGTTATAAAATCCTCTAGAGTATTGTTGCCCTTAAGGTACGTTGAGCATAACTCCATCAGTTCCTTCAGGTTGAATCAGGCATGAGATGTCCTTGATAGGAACGCAGGTAGCATCTGGTGGGATAGTTTCCATAATCAGACCATCTCTAACCTCATAGGTATATACCTTCTCGAGGAATCCGTGGTTCATGTCAGGATGATCGTAGTAGTTACCTACCTCTATGTAGAGATTTCCAGTGGTAAACAAGCCACCAGATTTCCACTCCTCATAGTCATTTAAGTAAGGTCGTAAATAACCTCTAGCAGGTAATGCACGGTACATAATATCGTGCAATGTACGCATCTCATCCTGGGTATTAGCACAGAGATGAACATCGATTAGGGTGTGTTTAGTTTCGTAGTCATACTCAATAGCTTGATATATGCCACTCTGATCATCCAAGATGTAGTCTTCTTTCTCTATACCCACATCTCCAGGATACCAAGCCTTTAGCTCTAAAGTGATTCTGGGTAAATCCTTAGGACCTCTAACTTGGTTATTACCTATACCGAAGATGTAATAGAAGCTACTACCTGTAGCCTTTAACCTTTCTTCTATTGCAGCTTTATCAGCTTCGTACTGAGCATACAGTTCTTTTGTAGGCACTCTCATACCTCCTTGGTCTACCAGGTAATCATCAGGATTGATTGTCAGACCCCTGATAAGTGTCTGGTGGAGAAGAGATATGTAGAAGGTCCTCTCCACAATTTCCTGTACAGTTACCATTAGTAGAGTCCCATTTGAGAGATGGTTAAGGTTAGGATATTAGCCCCGATATTTCTTACGGAAGGCTTAAACTTGACATCTATAGAGGTAGATCTGTTTGAACCTGTATCATTGTCAGAAGCTTTGAAAGTCATGCCTGTGATGTGGTCTGAAGCATCCCTGATGAAGTTGACATCCAGCCAGTCTGCAGATACTATAGGCTCTTCAGATACATACATGTCATTGTTAGAAGCAGACCCCGTGTTAGGATCAATGTCTATCAGTTCTTTTGCATTAGACCAGTTTACTGTAATAGGCACGTCCTGTTGGTCAGGTATGCCATACCTATCCCTAGAAACCCTACCAGAGTTACCGAAGCTTAAGGTCTGACCATCAAGATTACCAGAAAGTTCTACCGAGCTTGTTATACTTCTACCACTCTTTACCAGATTAGGTTTGAAGGCAGCACTAGAGGTTGCCACGTCATATTCTATAGTAGCCAGCAGTGAGTACCACTTCCTCATATTCTCGAGGTTACCTCCAGGAGAATTATCATGGGAGAAAGCATTACAGTTGATATCTCCTACAAACTCAGTGACAAGCTCAGTGCCTTCATCGGGTTTAAATTCATAACCTTCTTGTATCATCCCAGTTCCTCTGTAGGTCCTGAAGTAGAAGGTCATATCTCCGGTATCCTTGGCATCATACCAGTTACCGTAGATATAAGCATAGAGCTTAGTAATTCCCTTACTGAGCAGATCTCTGTTACAGATCTCTTTCCAGTTAATTAAGGCACCTTCTGCACCGGATTGAGTATTATCACCTCCGTGCTTAATATACTGTTGAACTTCTGGGATAGAGTTACCATTTCCTCCATATCCTACAAAGTAGTCATCAAGAGTCTTACCTGAATTCTCACCTCCAATAGGTATTTGAGAACCTACCACTAAAGTGGCAGAGTCAAGGTCTTTACCAGCCTCTTCAGACCAGCGATAGCTGAAACAGAAGAAGTCGAAGTCAGGCAGTACAGTCATATCCTTACCCAGTAATGAAACTACCAAAGTATCCGATACATAGCCACTAATTGTGTTACGAGTGTGGAACTTGAGTTCTTTGACTTCGTTTACGGTGTTGGCAGGTAGTGTTATAGACTGAGTAACCTTTCCAGAAGAATCCTTAGAAGCTGGTCCTAACTGGAACTCTACATCAGCAGATCCCTCGGATTCAAATACCAACTCAAGATTATCTCCTGAGATAACACCATTCTCAACTGACCAGTAAGAGAAGATAGCAGAACCACCCCACTTACCCGAGATGTAAGGGTTATCGATAGTAAGGTACATACCGACTTCTGGAAGTACTGTAGCCTGAGCAGATACTTCCTTGCCTTCTTCGTACTGGAATTTAGCAGTATAGGTTACACCGCCTGAGTTAGCAGGTACTCGGTCTATCAACCATTGACGACCCTCTGAATCTACTCCAGAGTTTACTGTATCTGTAATACCAGAGATAATAGGTATATCATCGGTTATCTCACCGTTTAGAGTTACCCAATAAGTTACCTTGATATCTCCACCAGCAGCACCTATAGTAGGCTTATCGGTTTGAATAAATACCTTATATACAGCTGCAGCTCTTTGCACAAGCTGTACTACCTGTTTGGTAATACCATTTACCTGAACAAGGATTTGGCCCGTAACTTTATTACCCGTCCGGTTTACTTCAGAAGTAACTTTTACAGTTGCCTTTCCCTTGCCTTGCGTTTTGTCTAGAGTAAAAGCCATAGTTATGAGTATTTTCTTATTTGTTTTCTTATTTGTTGCACTAGCTCTTTCCTATAAGCATTCTGTCCACCAACAGTTGGCCACAGATACTGCCAGAGAGGTCTAGCTGGTATCTTCTCTGAACCGTACTCAAGTATCTTAGCTACCTGAGATAGAGTCAAAGGTGAAGAAGATCTCCAACCATCTGGACGAGTCTTCCTTAGTCCAGGAGGAACTCCAACAGCAATATGTTTGCCACGTTTGATAACCCTGATATGGTGGTAGTATTGGGATGACCAATAGAGGAGGGTATGTTCTCCCAACCTTTTCACAGTACTTGCAGCGTGGGGAGGCCAGGACACACCTGAACCCCTCGGAGGCATTCCGTGGGCAAGGCATGACCTGGCCATCTTAGCTATACGTTCTGCATACTTAGTTGCAGCGATTGTGTAGGCATCTGTGAGAATCTTAGGTATTCCCCTAATCAACTTATCTGCCTTGTTTACTTTCCTTTGATCGGCGTATAAGCCAATTTCCCCAAGCGATGTAGGAATAGTTATCGCTAGCTTAGGCATTACTTAAACAGAGGTTTGACCTCTGCCTTAACCTCCTCGATAAAGGCATCATGTTCTATTATCATATCATATCAACCTCTTTTCTATCACTGTTCTACCTTGGTCCAATTATAATAGCCTAAGTAATAGCTACCAGTACCCATCCATACGTCATAACCGGTATTGCCACTTGGTACTGTTAATGTACCATTTCTTCTAACTTTTTTGAATGTTTCACTTTGTATTGTAGGTGCGGTTGTCGCAAGTGATGTTATACTTGCAAGACCTGTACAATTACTGAATGCATAAGTACCAATGCTTGTTACACCGCTACCAATGGTTATACTTGTCAGACTTGTACAATAACCGAATGCATTTTGACCAATGCTTGTAACACTGTCTGGAATAGTTATGCTTGTAAGACTTGTACAACTGTTGAATGCATATCCACCAATGCTTGTAACACTATCTGGAATAGTTATACTTGTAAAAACTGAACAATAATTGAATGCACCATCACCAATGCTTGTAACACTGTTTGGTATGACGGTATTGTTACAACCTCTTATCAACTCATTTGTTGACGTATTGATTATTGCATTACAGTTATCTCTTGAATCATAAATGGTGTTAGCACTATCAACTACTATACTTGTAATGCCTGAACATTGAAGGAATACACTATTACCAAAGCTTGTAACACTACTGCCAATGGTTATGCTTGTAAGACCTGAACACATTTGGAATGCCCAATCACCAATGCTTGTAACGCCGTTACCAATGGTTACACTTGTCAGACCTGAACAACCGCTGAATGCACTACCACCAATGCTTGTACACAATTCACCAATTTCTACACTGACAAGGGATGAACGATATCGGAATACCATTGTACTTGTTAATTCTCCACTGCCTTGAAGTTCAACTACTTCGCCATTGTTTAAGGACAGTTTAGCGAAAAATGGTACTATAATCTCTACCACAGTAATGACCCAAGCATGGCCATTCCACAGTGCATTTACCTCATACGATCGTTCTGCTTCTAAAGCAAAGTCTTTTTGATAAAGAATACGCTCGGTTCCAGCACTAACAAACGTAACCTCAGGTGCACTGCCCATGGTCATAAAGAACTGCACATTCTTCGTTTTATTTTTATCCGCAATATCTGGAAGCTGTATCGTCATAGTATCTACTACTACACCACTACCGCCCATACAATAGTAATAACCTACTTGCGCGTTTAGTGTTGCGGGTGGTGTTGTAATAAGTTGCGTTTGAACAACTTCCTCCATCCTGTCCTCTATTGATTTTATTCCTTCGGCATTAGCCTTATCACCCTGATCAATGTACTTTTTCAGATCTTCTGTTGATGCAGAGAACTGAGATGCCTGGCTGCCAAGCTCCAGCTGGGGATTCTTCAGCTTTTTATCATCAGTCTTTATAAAGATATATATCATTTGTGTAGCTACCGAAGTGAATGTAAAGGTTATCGTTCCTCCGGTTGCACCTTGTGTTTGATAGATGTTTTGGCCGCCAATAATATTTATTTCATACCCACCACCGTTGATATAGTAGAACGAGAAAGTGTAGGTTTTTCCCTCTTCTACATTTACAAATGGTGACACGATGTAGTTGTCGCCAGCTTCCTTGATGCTAAATACCCCGTCCTTAATCTCAAGATCATGCAGAATAAGAGTATCTCCAACTACCGCTTCTGGAGCGCTTTTCCAGTCATCATCAGAAGCATCAGAATTTAACCCACTGCCAGTAAGCACTCCCATGAGCAAGTTCTTACCTTCCCTCAGGGCTTCTATTCCTTCAACATTGGCTTTATCACCATGATCAATGTACTTTTGCAGTTCTTTTGTTGATGCAGTGAACTCAGTGCGTGCGCTACTAAGCTCCAGCTGAGGTCTACTCCACTGGGTATGACCACCGCCTATGAAGATACGCACAGATTCTGTGACCTCAGGAGTGAAGGTATAGGTTAGATAAGCTCCACCGCCAACCCCTTGATATGCAAGGTTGTTGTTGTTACCGACAACACGTATTTCATAAGCAGCAAATTCAGAAACGTATATAGAGAACGTGTAGGTCTTTCCTTCTTCCACACGTACCAATGGTGACACTAGATATAGGTCGTCTGGATATGACTCCTTGTTGATGCTGAACTTACCATCATTGGCTACTATAGGGTGTTTAGTTGCTCCTATACTAACCTCTAAGCTGCTGCCCCAGTTAGCATCAGGACCTGGGCTGTTGCCAGTGATCACACCAGTGAGCAGGTTCTTACCGGCTTTTAGTGAGTCTATGCCTTCTGCATTGTTACTATCACCCTGGTCGATATAACCTTTTTGAAGGGTCATAGCTGAGCGCATAGCCTCATCAGTTACATACTTACTCATAGTGATTTTACTTTAAGAGTTATTACCATAAATTTCGTTATACATTGTAGTAGCTTCATCAGCAGACATTGCCAGTGAGGAATCAAATTCCTCTACCTTCTTGATTCGACTGTCGAGTGCAGTATCAGCTGCTTCTCTAGCAGTCTCTTCAAGATATATCTGATTCTGAAGGCCCTGATCCCATTCCTCACGGGCAGTCTGCTCGTTGTTGATGTTGTTCTGAAGAACCTCATCAGCAGCCTCACGGGCAGTCTGCTCGTTAGTAACTGACAAAGCTACATCATTGATGTTCTGCTGCAAAGTCTCATCTGCAGACCTTCTCGCCTCTTCCTCAGCAGTAATCTTACCCTCAAGAAGGTCCTTGAGATTGGCGATCTTCTGAGTGTAGTCGTCGATAGCCTCAGACAACCTATTAGCCAACTCCTCGTCACCAGCAATTCGATCAGCCTTCTCCTGCTCATACTTAGCCATGAGCTCTGTCTTAGTAGAAGTGATGATAGACTGCCAATGTTGGATGAGTTCCAAGTTAGCCTGTATAGCGGCAGTGTTAGCAGCGATATTCTCTTTCAGATCATTATACTGCAAGTCTATAGCCTGGTCCAGAGCATTTACTCTTTCGGTAAGAGTTGAGATCTTACCATCGGCATCAGACTTGTTAGCAGCAACCGTAGCATTGACTCCAGTGATAGCATCCTTACGGTCTGTTACCTCCTGGGCTATCTTCTCCCTCAACAGGTTCTCAACGTCAGTGGCTCGAGTTACCTCCTGAGTTATCTGGCTCTGAAGAGTTGTATCGTTCTGGGCACGAGTAGTTACCTCACTATTGAGTTGCTCTGCCAAGGCATTGATACGATTGGTCAGTGTAGTAGCAAAGTTAGGATCCTCTCCGATAGCTTCTGCCAACTCCTTGAGAGTATTAAGTGCACCTGGAGCTCCATCGATTATCTGCTCGATAAGAGCCCTAACCTCAGCTTCAGACTGATAATTGGAATCATTCTCAAGCTCTGAAACCTTTGTGACCTTATTAGCTCCCTCTGCTATACCCTCCAACTTGTTCTTCAGAATGTCGGTGAAGTCATTTGCAGAAAGACCCTTCCCTGCAACCTTATCTACCTTTGCTTCGTCGAGTGCAGTATCGGCTGCTTCTCGGGCTGCCTTTTCGGCATCTATCTTGCCTTCTAGAGAAGTATCGGAAGTATCTACTTTACTTTCAAGGTCGCTAATCTTATGCTCTAGAATAGCGTCCTGTGTTCTGCGTTCGGTAGTTTCATTTACAATCTCAGTCTTACGCTCTGTGTCAGCATTCTGTCGAGCAGTTGCTTCCTGAGTAATGCGTTCAGAGAGAGTGTTACCTTGAGTGGTGATCTGGGCACTGAGCCTTGTTTCCAAAGCTTCATCAGCCTCTTCTCGATCCTCGATCTCTTTAGCCAAAGCCTGAGCAAACCCAGTATCGGCTGCTTCTCGAGTAGTTTTCTCCAAATCAATGGCTGACTGGAGATTGGTATCAGTGTTCTGTCGAGCAGTTGCCTCTGAATCGATAGCCTGTTGCAGTTCTGCTTTATCAGTTACCTGCTTGTTCTTTGATTCATTGAGATCAGATCTCAGAGTTGCCTCTGCTTCCATTGCCCGATCTTTCTCACCGTCTACCTGTTCGTGGGCATACTGCCTAACTTCAGCTAAGCCCTCAGTAGTAGACTGTCTCAAATCGGCAATAGCCTGCTTATTGACTTCAGTTTTGTTATCTACTGCCTCAATCTTGGCATCTGAAGAGGTCTCCAGAGCTTGAATCTGATTCTGAAGATTAGTATCTCCAGCCTCACGAGTAGTAGCCTCAGTAGTGATTTGAGTACCTAAGTCAGTTTCGGCCTGTTGAGCACGAGTAGACTCCTCAGAGAGATCATTCTGTATGGCCGTAAGACGGTTGGTAATGGTAGTAGCAAAGTTTGCATCTCCGCCAAGAGCATCTTCTAACTCTTTAAGGGTATCCAATGCGCCGGAAGCACCACCAATGAGAGCATTGATAGCAGCCTTGACCTCGTCCTCGGTTTGGTACTTAGCATCATTCTCAAGTTCGGAAACTTTCGTTATAAGCTTAGCACCCTCGTCGATGGAGTCTAACTTTTCCTTAAGAGCATTGGTAAAATCGTTAGTTGATAAACCCTTACCGTTTTCCTTATCTACCTTGTTAGCGATAGATAGGACGAAAGCAAAGAACTCTCCTTTAGTACCAACAAAACCAGCTTCTACAAAGTCATTGTAGTAACCCTGCAGAAGTCTCTCATCGATCTGTTCGTTTGTAAAATATTTACTAATATACATATCGGTTCGGTTTGATTTAAGAGTTTTTACCAGCAAAGATCTCAGAGTTCTTGTCTCTGAAGTATTCACCTTCTGAACCAGCAAAGCCGTTAGTGATATCCTCGGGATTCTCTGGATTTACATCTCCGGCATCCTCGATATTATCTCCAACTACTATAGCGTACTCTGGGATCTTATTGATACGGAACTTCACTATCTGACCATTCCCTCTTACTGGTATAGGCCTGATGTGAAGCTCAGCAAAGTAGTCCTGGTGGATTGAGACAAACTTTTCTCCTGAAAGACTCAGGAGATAGCTGACCTCGACATCCCTTTCAGGCAGCTGGATCTGAACGTCAGCAGGACTGTTCAGCTTAACAAGATTAGAGTCAAAGTAGTACCCTCGAGGAGTATTACCCTTATTCTCAATCTTGGTCCAGCGAAGTTGAATGTATTTTGCCATAAGCCTATATGATGAATCTTAGTTCGGTGTCCCTGTCACGTTTGAGAATGATCAAGAATACCAATGCTTCATCCTTAGCCTGAGCTACTTGGGTATCTCCGGTAGGACGGTAAGTGATCCCATTGATCCGAAATCTATCCTCCATCCAATTAAAGTCCCAGTAACCATCCGTAGGAGCTCCAGTATCTGATGATACCTTCTTCCAGAATCTACCTCCCTCTAAGTTCTCGATATAATCTCGAGAGATCATGATTGACAGATTCTCTTCATCGGTTTCACCTGAAACAGAAGCAACGTTGATAGGCCAGTTTCTGAAGGCATTGTAATAACAAAGAGCCTCGATCTCTATCTTCTCATAGTAAGGGATTCTATCCTCACCATGAGTCAGGAGCTGATTGACATTCTTTGCCCATATAATGGTCTGTCTCCCAGCATCCTGCTCGAGGAATCTCTTTATATGTTTCTTGTATCTATCCCAAGATCTGTTACTGACAAGGTGTTTTCCTTCCTTTGTCATTTGCGTCTCTTAGGTAAGATAGTTACACTCCCAGAACGGTTCAGAGGTGCCGTTGGATTTGGTCCACCTAATGGTCCTGGATTTCTTCGATTTACAACGTATGGTACTGTTGGATGATAAGACTGTTCGCAGAAAGGTAAGTAGATACTTAACCTTGAAGCCAGCATACAGAGGTTCTTTCTTAACTCATCCATTACTCCGCCAGGTTTTACTGCCTGAGAATAAGCTTTGAACAGAGCAGAGGTAGCTTCAGAAAGTGAATCGTAGTATTCTACCTCAGTTGGTCCTGTCTGGATTCTCTTGACCCTATCACCTCTAGTACCTTCGAAACCTTCCTCATCGGTACTACCGATCATGGTTAAATCTCTTAGGTACTGGCCTGTGCCAGTGAGTATATTTAGAATCTTTATATTTAGAAAATCCCAGGCAGCCAATTCCATTACCAGCTGATTTTCTAGTCCTTCATAATATAACTCGTCATTATAATGTTCGAGTGGAATTTCTAGTCCTCTAGGACGGTTAACCAGTGGGGCAATATACAGTTGCCACTTGTTTATGTAGAGAGATTTCTGATCATGGTCCATCGGATCAGATAACTCGTGAGGGATGAACTCGTTGATCAGATTATAGATACTATCGGTAAGATGGGTTTTAGTTATACTGGAAAGGATTAGAACCCTCTGACCCTCACCATGGTATGACCCATCTGCCGTCTCAACAGTAAGTGTTACAGTATAGAAGCCAGATTTTTCATAAGAATGATTTGGATTCCTTTGGTTATAGGCCTCCGTATCATCACCAAAGTCCCAGTTAAAAATGGCTTTAGCTGGGACTTTTGACGTTACTGCAAATGAAACCTCCAGACCCTCTACTGTGTATTGAAAGTCTAGATTGGTCATAGACATTACTCCTTAGTACCTTCGAGTTCGTCGATGATAGACTGTATCACTGCGACGGAATTCTCGCCTTTGTCACGAGTCAGGTTGTACTCACCTGCAATCTTATCTACTTCCTCATCAGAGAAAGCCTGAGCGATCTTGGAGGATTCCATACCTTTCTCGACCATAGCCTCGAATCTAGCCTTCAGGTTCTCTACAGCATTCTCATCGTACTTATCTACCTTAGGAGAGTTGTCGTTAGCAGCATACTGCAGATGACCATTGTGAAGAGCCTTCTTGATCTTCGGTGAGTTCAACTGGCGAGCCGTGAGCTTCTTCTTATCGCCTTTACCGATGAAGATACCGGTTGAAGCATCGTAGAAACTGTAAGCAGCATCACCCAGAGTTACGAACCGTTCGGTGGTTTTCTTATTCTTACTCATAATTACTTACTTAAATTAAACCTTGTTAGTGATTTGAAGGAGAGGTCCCAGAAGCCCGGGACCTACTCCAGTGAATTGCTTACTCCAGACCTACGTGAAGGAACGGGTCGATGGTCATGAAGCTTGGGAAGCCGTTCTCGCTGAACTTCAGGTTCGAAGCGAGCAGCACAGCAGCATCGTGATACATCTTGCAGAAGCCGGTGGTCAGGGTAGCATAAGTTGCCTGGGTCTGGTTCGATACGATTCGTTCAGACTCAAGCATAAGCTCCTTAGCAGTCAGCTTGATCAGAGCAGCTGCCTTGTCTATCAGCAACAGCTGGTTGTCGGGAGTTCCCGGATGGATGTAGAAGTTAGCCTGGTTAGGCACAGGCGACTTGATGTTGAGAGTTGCCTGGGTTGTACCCGAGTGACGCTCCTTGAATTCCGGCAGATCCAGCATCTCGATAGCCTGATCCTCACCACCGATGATGTTCTGGTAGTTGCGGCCAAGACGGCTAGCACGTACCCAGAGGTGGAGAAGGTCTTTGTACTGGATGCCCTTGGTCGTATCGTATACACCGATAACCGGAGCAGACTCTGAACCATCGATCATGTTACCGTTGAGGAGCACGTCCATTGCCAGAGCATCGAGAGCATATCCGAGCTGAATACCGAAGTCACGGAGGTAGATACCCAGAACGTCGAGAGATACGTAGTCACGAACCTCGTCGGTGAGCTTGAAGCCCTTACCGATCTTGAAGATCGAGACACTCTTCTCGCCGTAAGAGATATCTCCCAGAGGGATAGTCTCAGCCTCGTTGATCTTTGCAGGAGCAGCATCAGACATGTTGATGTGCGGCATAGTTACCTGCAGACCTGCAACGTGCTCGTCGTGAGCGATGATCTCTGGATAGAAAGGAGCCTTGCGGATTCCGAGGACGATAGCAGCACGGATGATCTCGGGGATGATCCAACGTACACCCTCGTTGGGCATAGTGAAGATATTCTGCATAGTGGTCATGCGAGGGTTGATACCCAGCTTCTCGAAGAAGTCCTCCTGAGAAAGACCATATTTCTCCTGAACCATCTCCTCGAGAGAAATGTCAGTGCAGATCTGATCCTTGTTTCCGGCACGGGCAGCGTCCATAAACTTCACCATCGAGGGAAGTTCCTTGATGAAGTCAGCAGCCTTATACTGGCTGATGTCAATCTTTGCCATAGTTTACCTATTTATTATTTAAGTGAATTACTTGGTTATCGGATCAGTACCTGGACCACATCGTTAGCCTCATCAGCAGGAGTGATGCAGATGAACTTGGTCTCAGTTTCTGATTCCTCTACCGTTACGAAGTGGTTGTTCACAGTGTCACCGTTAGGATTCACATAACCACAAGAAAGAGCTGCAGCAGCTACGTAGTTGCAGATGGCGAATGCCTCTACCATAACCGTAACCTCTATGGGATAGTTACGAGTAGCTTTGTAAGCAGGGTTGATACTGTCGGTAACAGCGATGCCGAGGTAGATCTGACCTTTAGCTCCAGTGTAGACTTCAATCTCACCATCTGCAGTGAGTGCTACGGGCTGGCTCTTCAGAATCTGAACTCGATCGGTGCTACCTTCGGCTCTCAGTTTAGGAACGAAAGCCTGATGGAGCTTGTGTGACTCGTGCTTGTAGATCACAGTGCGGGGAGTTACCTCACCAGCGAGAGTCAAAGGAACGTTCTTGTTCATATTAACCTTCTTTAAATGTTAGTTTTGTTACTTACTTAAGACCTTGGTAACGGTTCTTACGCTGCAGGATGTTCTCGGCTGCCTGAGCAGTTGTTGGAACCTCAGAGTTCTGGGTGGTATCTTCCGGAGACTTACCGCCACCTTCTACAGCAGAAGAAGCACGGCTGAAATCAGTAGAACCACAGTGAGAGCACTTCATGGGGAAGAGCTCCTCCAGACGTTGCTCATAACTCTTCTGAAGACCCTTGAGAGTTACCAACGGAGTAGTCTCAGAGTTGAGCATGATGAATACTGGATCCTTCTCGTCGAACTTGTCGCCTTGGATCTTCTTGTAGTCGGCTACTGCCTTCTCTCGGAGCGAAGTTACATAGCTCTTACCAAGATCCGACATCTCTTTAAGAGAAGTGACCTGTGACTCGAGATTCGTTACCTGTTCCGAAAGAGTTGTCTTTTCGGTTTCAAGGTTAGTCTTCTGCTCCTTGAGAGAGGCATTCTCAGCGACCATTGCCTGGATCAGAGAGATAGCTTCCTCCTGAGTAGCTTCCTTACCTTCACCGAGAGTAAGCATGTCCTTACCGAACAGCTTCTCGAGAAATTCTTTCAGTTCTTGGTTCATTGTATTACTTTTTATTGATTCGGGTGAATCCTGGTTTTCATTAAGGGTTGCCTGAGTATTGTCCTCTCCCTCAGGCGTAAAGTTATAGGATTTATTATCCATAAAAAAGTATGTATTTGTGAAATTAGCAAAAATATTTATATTTTTAGAATTTTTTTCTTCGTTAT